TCTTCTTAGCATCAGCACCACTTTTTGATAGTATTCCATATCTTGAATCACTTGATATTGTAGCTAAGTTAACTGTTTCAGCCGATGACATAAATGAAAAACCAGAACGTCTGTTTTTAAGATAACACATACCATAACATCTTTTGTCAGCTTTACAAGCTTCCCAAAATATAAAAAAAAGCCTATTAGCTTCTCTAAAATCAGGTGCACCTACATCTATTTTACTCCATTGTAAATACATGTAGTGACTACCAGTTATGTATGTTGGTTTACCGTTGTTGTTAAACCAAAAACCTTCTTCTCTTCTTTTAAACTCTTCATCTATATAATCAAACCATTGATCTTTTGCTTCTTCAGGATAACTGCGCCAATCAAATATATTTTTTAATTTAGATAATTCTTTTGGATATTCTATCCTTTGCCATTTTCGCTTGGCATGCATGTACACGTTGGTTGGCATCTTTGGTAACGCAATTCGTAAACCTTGCATTTCAATGATTTCACCAATTTTTCCAGTTTTTGATATAACGATAATATCATGTTCTTTATTGTATCCATATTTCCATTTTTTACCTTTATTCATACGAGTTAAAGTCGTACGTTTAATAGGCTCAATTATTTTAACTAATGTTTGTTCGTAACTCATCTTGATCTACCCTCTGCAAAACCTTTAAATACTCTTTCTTTTTTATCTTCTGTATCTTTACCATCAAGTATGTTTTGCTCTTCTTGTATTCTATTTAATATTTCAAACGCATCAAATATAGCTAACTTCTTTGTAGCTGCAGCGTTTTTTAATCTATCAGCGCTAACATCATCTTCTGTGTTAGTTATTATTTTTTCTTTAGCAACATTAATCAGCTCTTCAACTGCTTTGTGCCCAGCTTGGATTATAAGCTTTTTCGTTTCCTTCGCGTTCATATTTAATTGTAATAAATTTTTTCATAACTCTATAAAGTCTAGTATTTTCTATAACAAACTCATACTCGTCTCCAGGTGAAAAACCTATAACATCTCCTTTTTTTAATTGTTCATCTCCATAAAAAACAATACCAGTTAAGGGTTTTTCTGGATCAACACTATACTTACAGTCTGTTTTAATTGGTTGTACAAAACAATAACCTTCTACAGGTTTCCATTGCCAAAATCTTTTATAAGCATATACTTGATCTGGTTGAACTAAATAGTTGTTTTCATCTAAAAAACTTCTACTATTTTTTTCCCTACCTTTAACGTCATACATTCTTCTAAAAACATTGTGATGAACAATAACATTATCACCAACTTCTATTTCTGTTTTAAAAGCAGAAGGAACAGATTTAACAACACCAACTCTGTTTACAAACTCATGGTTTGATATTTCAGTATTTAATAAAAGCTCTTTGTCTTCTATTTTTTTGATGTTGCTATACCTGTCTCCTAATGGTTTTACAATAAAGTCAAACGGTGATGTCATTAATATTCTAGATTATATTCAACTGATATTGCCATATTTTTATTAAAGTCTTTCCATGGTATAACATTTCTATTTTTTTTAATATAAACAGAGTACTTATCTTTTTCTTCTATTATATCACAAATAGTATGTCCACCGTAAACTTCTTGACCTACAGCGTAGTGCATTGAATCGTTTTTATAATCTTTACCTATTGTTATTTTTCTAATTATCTGATCCGTCATTTTCGTCTTTGTACGTTATAGTACCATCTTGAATGTTAACGTCTACAGTACCGTACTTTTCTTGAAGTTCATCTTGCAGTTCTTTAATTTTTGCGTTTTGAGTAATGTGTAAATGCGCAAGCTCATGCACTTTAGCTTGCATCGCACCCATATCGAACTGTATTTTATTTATTCCTGAAATTAGCTTCTGCATTCTTTCTAATTGCTCATCACTAATTTTTTCTGGTTTTAAGTCAACCAACTTTTCTTTTTTTGCCATTGTTATTTTATTTAATTATTTTTTTACTTTTTCTAAGCTACGGCCACCAAAGTAAGCGCCTATAACTGTAATAAGAACTAATTGTAATAAATCAGTCCATTTGTCTTGTACTGTAAAACTAATAGTACCAGCATCGATAAATACTAGTAATACTGTACTAACTACTAAAAACACAAGAACTAAAGGTCTTATGTTCTTAGATAACCATGAGTCTGAGTTCATATCCATCTTCCAGCGTTCAGTTACTTGCTTTTGCATTTCAGCTTCATAACCCATGATCATATCTTTAATTTTAGCTTGTGCAGCTAGCTTTTCTTCTTTAGTTGTAGTTAAGTTATCTAAAACTCCACCTACGTTTTTTACAAGCTCTCCAGCACCAGCTGAAAATATTTTACTTAACATTATAATTTATTTAGATTTTTTAGTAGGGTCTTTATCGTATTCACCCATTTCAAATTTTGATTTTGCTAACTCTCTACTTTGGTCGTCATGACCTCTTTTACTTGGTGGTTTTTTAAAGTCTATTGGATCCATTTCTGTAGCTCTTGGACCAAACCCAGATTTTTTCTTTAACTTGTTAAATATATCTACATATTTAAAACCACTAAACCCTTTCATTTTAAACGCCATAATCAACCTGTTTCTTTTGCTCTTTTATCTTGTTGTTTACCTAATTCTTCTTTAGTTATCAAAGCCTGTCTAAGTTGACTTAAAGTTTTATTTTCTTTTGTATAATCGTCTTGTACTTTTTTACTTAAAGAATCATATCGTTTTTTTTCTTCTGCGGATAACTTTCCATAAAGTGGATGTTTTTTAAATCCACTGAAACCTCCCATTTTAAATGCCATTTTTTTCTGCTTTTATTGCTCGTTTTTCCCAAGGTAAGTTTTTATCGCCTTCAGGATACCACTTGCCGTTATACTTTATTTCACCATTTCTTCTAGGGTAAGTTTTATTATTCTCTCTTACCCAATCATCACCGTATGCTATTTTGCCGCTTTTCATTTCTTCAGCGTGTTTAGCTTCGTGATTAACAACTCTTTTATACATCTTACTGTTAGTAGGTATTTTATCATTAACAATAATAGTATTTCCATCTACAGCTTCACCCATAACACCATCTTTCAAAGGTTTTCTTAGTATATTAAGATTAATACCTTCTCTTATATTTCTTATGTATGGTTTTTTGCCTAATTTAAAACCCATTATCTATCACTGTCTTTTATCATATCATCTATAGCTTTATTGTAAACTTTATCTGTATATGATTTGTTATTAAAAAATACACTTCTTTCAGAAACAGGTAAATCCTCTTCACCTAATAATATCCTGTATATTCTACTTATAAGTTGAGAACACTTAAAAGAGGTTTTAAATATTGAATACTTAATTGTAGTTCGGTTTCTATGTCGCCAAACTTCTATCCAACCTTCTCTTCTAAGTCGTTCCCATCTGTTTTTATCCCAAGAATAAGTATATATTCCGTTAACAAAATCTTGTCTTGTAAATCTATCTTTACAGTCTAAGTAAATTAACAGTTCTAAATCAGCGTCTTTAAGTTTGTTTGTTTTGCAAGCCCACTTTCTTACTAATCTATAATATTTAAATATACCTAAGTCTCTAACGTCTTGAGCTGTTAGCTTCATTCTACGATAACAACGTCTCTATCTCTAATCACTTGATATAACTTATCATTTAAACTAATACCATGACCAGCGTGTTTATCGTAATAAATAACATCGTTATCTTTAATAGATACTACCTGTTCACCAACAGATATAACAGTACCTTTTATAAACCTATTATCTTCATCTAGTTTTTCAGTTAGTATAAGACCACCAACTTCCTTAACTTCTTGTTTATGTTTTTCTATTATTAAAAAACTATTTAGTGCTTTCATATTAAATTAAATAAAAATTAAAAATACTTGCCTATCACCTGTCGTGGGATCGACTTTATGTTCTACGTCAGAACTGTGTGCGCATAAATCACCTATATCTCTTTCAACCTCTACAACTTTACCGTCTTCTTTGTAATATGTTTTACCTCCTTGATAATTTGCTTTTAATAAAATAGTACCACCAAGTTCACACCACATCATGTGATTACTTGAGCCAGTGTCAACGTGCCAATCGTGACCGTTTTTACTTGTTTGTTCTATTTTAAAATAAGACTCATCTTTAACAGTGAAACTAAAATCTGTTTTTAGTTTGTTTATTATCTTATCAACTACTTTGTTTTTTTGTTTTAAAATATAATATTTTTTATTAACTACTAAAGTGCTGTATAAATAAGAAATATCTTCTTTAGTTAAAAACGCGTTATACTTATTTCTCATTAACTCTTATGTTTGAGATTACGCAGTCAGCTGATATAATAGTTGAAACTACACTAACAGCGTTTTTTAAAGCAGATTTAGTTACAAGCACCGGATCTATAATACCATTGTTTACCATATCAACTTCTTGACCAGTTACAACATCAACACCATTACCTTCGTGTATAGAAACATAATTATCTATACCAGCGTTTTCTAATATAGTATTATATGGAGACTTAATAGCTTCTAACAATAAGTTTTCACCGTAAGACTCTGACTTTATTTTTTGAGAAGCATTTAACAACGCTACACCACCGCCAGGTACAATACCTTCTTTCAAAGCAGCTTTAGTCGCGTATATAGCGTCTTCAACTCTGTCACGTTTCTCTTTTAGTTCGACTTCAGAATTAGCACCCACTTTGATGATTCCAACACTACCCGATAACATAGAGAGTCTTTGCTCCAGCTTCGTTTTAAGGAAACCATTTTGTTCGTCAGAAACGAGTTTTGATACGTGTTCGATTCGTTCTTGTAAATCATCTTTAATATCTTCTACAGTGGTGATAATAGTATCTACACCGTTGGTTATTGAATGTTCAGCTTCACCTAAGTGATCTGTAGTTATTAAGTTTAAGTCATCACCTAATTCTTCATCTATTATCTTAGCACCTGTTAATATAGCTAAATCTTCACAAGTATCTTTTTTAGTAACACCAAAACCAGGTAAATTAACTATGTTAACTTTAATATTACCTTTAGCCTTGTTCATCAACAATGCTGTTTTTACTTGTTGAGAAACTGGAGAAACTATAAGTATTGATCTATTTTTCTTTATAGCAAACTCTAATACGTTTTGTATTTTTCTAATGTTAGGTATTTCATTCATACATATAAGTACTAATGGTCTATCTAACTCTGAAGTTTGTTTATCTCTGTTTGTTATAAAGTGAGGTGATGTTAAACCACATCCGTTTAGTTGAACACCATCAACTAACTCAACATATGTTTCTTCAACACCTGAGTTTTCCATTAAGACAACTCCATCTTTACCAACTTTTTCGTAAGCTTCAGCTATAATAGCACCTAGCTCTTTATCATTATTGCAAGATATAGAACTAACATGACTTAACATATCATTAGTCACTGGTATCGATGTTTCTTCTAAATATTTTGTTACTTTTTTAAGCGCTGAATTAACGCCTTCTTTAATTTTTCTTACAGATAAATCTGTTTGATCTTTTGATATTGTTTCTATTAAAGACTCAGCAAGTACAGTAGCTGTAGTAGTACCGTCTCCTGCTTCTTTTACAGTATTTTGTGCGGCTTCTTTAATAAGAGTGGCTCCGATGTTTTCAACCGGATCAAATAAGACTACGCTTTCCGCAACGGTTACACCATCTTTTGTTATAACCGGTTTACCTCGGCCATCTTCGTAAATTACACACTTTCCTGACGCGCCAAGAGTAGATTTTACTGCTTGTGAAAGTTTTTTTACGCCAGAAATTATTCTGTTTTTAGCTTCATTGCCAAAATTAAGATCTTTGACAATTTCGCTAGGCAAATTGTATTCCATTTTATTTAATTTAATTTAATTTATAAAGTTACGATGCAGCTACTGCTCCAACGTTAGAGATAATTCTCCATTTAGCAGACAAATATATCAATGTAACAGAGTCACCTGCGTCAGCAAAGGTAAGAGTTCCATCTTCACCATTCCAACCGTGGTTAGTTACTGTTATTGTTGCGTTACCACCATCTGTGTTAAAGTTTATTATTTTAATTTGACCTTCTGAACCAGCAGCTAAAGTACCAGCAGCAGCTCCACCTTCTGTGCTAATAAGACTAACTGGTTTAGTTAGTGTTAAAGCAGTGTTAGATAGTGCGTCTATAACTTCAGAAGCGTAAGATTGTATATCTTCTATTGTAAAATAGCTTGATTCTACAGCTGCGGATATATGTTTGCGCTCTATATCTACTCTTACATGGTCAGCTAAGTGTTGATCTGTGTTTATATTGCTTTTTATTCCTAAAAATTTTTGTCCGGATGTTACTACTCCCATTTTTTTTGTTTATTTATTGTTGTTATTAAACGTTTTTACAACCTTTGGGCCTTTTGTAGCGTCTAATTTACGCTTAAAATGCTCAATACTACCGTCAATAGCAGCTTCTGCACCTTCAATTGTCTCTCTACGAGTAACATCTGCAAATTTTTCCTTGTTTTTAGGATTAGAAACTTCAGTTTGATAGTATCCATTAGGTAATTGAGTAATTCGCCAGTTTTCTTTGTCGGCTAAATGCTCCCATTGCTTAATGGTTTCGTCATTGATTTGTGGATTATTGGTCCACGTACTTGTTTTATAGTATAAATACGTCATTTTGGTTTTATTTATTGGTTAATATTTAGTATTGTTACAGGTTAACTATATGTTTTAGCTATATGTTCTACCGCCAAATTTAATGTTTTTAACTTTATTGTCAGAAACTTTTCTTATTGCTTTAAGATAATCGTCCATTTCACCTGGTTTAACTTTATCTTTAGCTTTTGCTAAATTTTGTAACTTCTCTTTTTGCTCAGGTGTAAGAGAATCTCTTTTATAAGCAGATTTCATTTTCATAGCAACATCTTCTGTCATAGGAAGAGCATTTTCTCGCTCCTCCATAGCCTTATCTATCGCAGCTTGTCTGTTTGCTTCGTATCCAGATAATTTATTATCTTTATTTAAATCACCTTTTAACTGAAACGCTGCAGAAGCATGTCTACCATCAGGCATGTTGTTACCACTGTAACCTTCTCTAGCTATGTTAAGCATGTTCTTGTGTAAAGCAGTTCCTTGTATTATTGTTCTATTTTTTTTATAAGCCATGATTATTTGTTTTTACCGTACATTTTCATTGGTTTACCGTACATCTTCATTGCATGGTCCATATCCATAGGTGTACTGTGATTCATTTTCATAGCATGGTCCATATTCATTGCTGATCCATGTTTCATAGGCATAGCACTATTTTTGTGCTTTTTCATTTTGTATAGGCTGGTTCCTTTCATTTTAAAACCAGGTTCTTTTCCAAAGGGCATAATATTATGTTTTTAAATTATTAACTAGTTATCACTTGATATAGTTACATAGTATAATAGTGTTTTAAAAGGTGACACTTGCCTACTACTAAGTATACTTTATAGCCTAATGTCACTATAAAAAAAGTTATTAGAAATATTGAGCTACGGTGTTGCCCCTCCCCTACCCTAGCCCCCCTGCCCAGGTAAAACGCAAACTTTTACGCTAGCCCCGCTTGTTTCTGTTACAACTATATTATCTATTTATATTAGTACTTATTATGAAAACGAAACAAATACTAAGCATATTCGATAATATTAATGTAAATAATAAAAAATATAATGAGAAAATAATTTAGAAATATAAAAATAGTTTTTGTCGCAACACGCGAGCGCGCGGAATAGCACTGAACTACAAAAGTACAAGTAAACAAATAATATACTTTTACAAACTAAATACAACACTCAATAGATATTAATAATAAATAATGTATAACTAAAAATAAATAACATGTCAAATATACTTAAATCAAAAAGATTTGTAATAAGAAAATCTTTACTCGGAAAAAATACAATAATCGAAGTAGCTTTCAAAAATGGTAAAACTGCAAAGTACAATCATGATAAAGTGTACGAAGTAATGAAAGATAAACTAGAAAATATGAACTGTTTTCAAAAGTACAAAAGTTACACTGCAACTAATAATGTTCCAGTAGTAGCAAGAGAAATTTGCGAGTAATTTCTCATTAGTCGATAAATACCTCAGCTGAAGTGCCGATTAGGCTGAGGTGGCTAAAGTCGTAGTTGCACATTGTTTAGCGACTTATAAAAAATGCGAACAAGTATCAGTACGAATGGTTAATAGTGGTTCGATTCCACTCCGTACTACTATGAAAATAATAAATAAAATAACTGGAAGAGATGTCTCTCGTGAGTACTTAGCTTTAATGAAAGGTATTATTACTAGAGATGAGTTTGAATTAATAACACTAACAATTAAATAATATGAGAAAAATAAAAGATAATCACTTAGCAGAAATAATAATAGCGCTAATAGTCGCTACAACTTTACTAACTTCTTGTGTAGAACAAGCAAAATCAAGTGAAAATATGCCAAGTCAAGATGAATATTACTCAAATAATTGTGAAAATTGTGATGAAATAGACTAATATGAAGATAAAAATAGTAAAAAGAAAGCATAAAATCAAGTATACTAAGTCAACTTTAAGTAAAAGAGCGTTTTTATTTGAGCAAGATGAGTGGTATAAAAGATATAATAGCGTAAACAAATTAAACACGAACACTCTAAGATAATATTAATATGAAATTAAATTATAGCAATAGCAAAAAAACAATAATACTACGTGGTGTAACATAC